TGAATTTCATAACTGCTCGGGTTATAATTTCAAACCAATTGAGGGACATATGGTCATTTTTCCCTCAGACCTAAGACACTCCGTCCTTGAAAATAAAGATCCATATGATAGAGTGTCATTGGCATTTAACCTTAATGTCAGTTCACCATAAAATAAAGATGAACAATATTGAATTTCCTATTGTTATTGATAATATCTTACCAACGAAAAATTTTTATGCTCTAAGGGATGAGTTTAAATACATTGGGTGGACTCTTAAAAATAGATCTCATACTGATGATGGATATTCATGGGGTTGGAATAAGAATTTAAATAGGGCCAATATATTATGCATATGTGATGCTGCTGGTATAATTAAACTTAAGATACAGAAATACATTAAACAAAATTTGAATTATGTTAGGTCTCATGTAAATGGTCAAACCAGTGGTCAAGGTTCTTCATTTCATATTGATTATAAAGAATCAGGCACTTATACAGTTGTCTTATTTACTGAGGAAAATTGGAATACTCAATGGGGAGGAGAATTTGTATTTTTTGATAAAGAAAAGAAGGAATACAAATATACAACTTACATACCTAACAGAGGGGTTTTGATTCCAGCAAATTACGAACATTTTGGTGCATCCCCCAATGTACTTACAGATCATTTAAGAACTTCGATTGCATTTTCGTACTGTACAGACGATAGTCTTGATTTGATAAAGGAGGTAAGAGAGACTCAACATTTTATTACACCCTCACACCAAGGTTGATTACATTAAGTAATAAATAATAATAAAATTTAGTTGGGGGAGAGTGAACCCAAATGGCAATCGATAAGGATTTTGTCGTAAAGAATGGTTTAGAGGTCAACGAAAACCTTCTATATGCAGACGATAGTACAGGTAAAGTTGGTATCGGTACCACTGAGGCTGATAAGAAACTTGTAGTCATTGGCGATGCTGAGGTAAGTTCAAATCTCTCCGTTGGAACTACTATCACTGCACAACGTGGTGTATTTTCTGGTATCGTTACTGTCACCGAGGGATTTGATCTTGGTGTAGGTGGTACATTCTTGTCTGCTGTTAAAGCTGATAAAAAGATTGGTATCAACTCAGCCAATCCTGTATACACACTCGATATCATTGGACCAGTGTCAACTGGTACGACAGCCACATATATCTTTGGTGATCTTGAAGTAACTGGTAATATTAAGGGTACAAATTTACAAGGTCAAATCTCTGCTGGTGGTACTGTTCAATATACAAACGTTACAGTAGATAATATCCTTGATGCAAATAATGCAGAAGTATATACTAAGTTTAATATTGAAGAGGTAAATTCAAATACCTTCAGATATCTCACAGCAGGCACTCCTCCTGGAATTGGTTTTACACAGAATACTGATGATCCAGAACTTTATCTTCAAAGAGCTGCTAAATATGAGTTCCATGTAAGTTCTGCTGGTTTCCCATTCTACATTAAGACACAACCAACAGCTGATCTCAACAATCAGTATAATGATGGTGTTGTCAATAATGGAGCACAGGTTGGTGTTGTTACCTTCAAGGTTCCATTCAATGCACCAAACAAACTGTACTACCAGGCATCCAACACAGCTGGTATGGGTGGTACAATCTATATCAATAATGACTACAAGGATCTTGAAGTCGGTGTATTAACAGTCACTCAATTCCTTGATAGTAAATTACGGGCTGATTTTGATAATATCTACGTCTCTGGTATCGGTACAATCAACAATCTGAAGGGTCCTCAGGACTTCAGTGTAAGTGCTGGTATTCTGACGGTCAGACAAGACCAGACCGCTCTGATTGGTGTCTCTACTGGTGCAGATAGAGTTGCGGTTCAAGAAAAATCTGATAATACATTTTATCAACTAGCATTTACCGATCGTCTCAGTGGTATAAGTTCAGACTATCAAAATTTATACATTGATAGTGAAGACGGTCAACTTCAATACAACCCATCCACAAACGTTCTATCGGTTGATCAAATTGTTGCTACCTTGACTGGTATTTCAACAGGTTCCCAACGTGTTAATATTGATCAAAAGAGTGATGATGTACATTATCAGGTAGCATTTACTGAACCTGGTACTGATGAATATCAAGCCCTTTATCTTGACACCGAAACCGCACAGTTTACTTACAATCCAAATTCAAATACATTAACTGTTGCTAACATTGTTGGTGATCTGACTGGAGATGTAAATGGTACTGTTACTAATGCAAATAACATTAATGTAACTGAGGTTAATGATAGTACAGCTTATCAAGTTCTCTTCAGTAATCCAAATGGTACAGGATTTCAGACACCACATATTGATACAGACAACAATCAATTTACATACAATCCAAGTACACAGGATTTTACTGTCGGTAACTTAATTGGTAACGGTGCTAATGTAGTTGATATCCATGGTCCTAATATCACCACAGGTACCATTAGTACAGATAGACTCCCTGATGCATCACTTGATGATCAGGGTGTAGTTCAATTATATAACACATTTCCACCTACAAGTAATTCTACTACTGAAGCAGCAACAGCCAGACTTGCCACCAATATCTACAATGAAGTAGCAGATAATGTCATCCCCGCTGGTGTTGTTATGTTGTTCCACCAGGCTTCTGCACCGACTGGTTGGACTCAAACCACTGCCAATAATGTCAATAATCGTGCATTGAGAGTTGTAAATGGCACAGGTGCCAATACTGGTGGTAATATGGAATTTACTAATGCTTTTGCAGAAAGAGCCGTTGAACTCCCCGAACACAACCATAATGCAAGTTCGGGAAATCAGGACACTAGTCACAATCATGAGGTAACCATTTCAACTCATAATGGTCATAAACATAATATTGATGACCCTGGTCACGCACATAATTATGTTGACACAAGAGGAGAACTAATTAATGATGAAGAGGGTGAAGACGAAAAGGGTGAACACGCTATTAATGAGCCTCAAACTAAAACTACGGCAAATGCAAACACGGGCATCAATGAAACTAAAAATGCTGGTAAACACTCACACACAGCCGATGTAGGCGATCAAAAATCAAGCCATAAACACACAATTACCGTGGGAAGCGAGGGAACTCCTGGTGCATCCATGGACTTTAGTGTCAGATATCTTGATGTGATTATTTGTACTAAGGATGCTTATCCTACACCTTGATTAGGTGGTAACGTATTAATAGGGGGATGAGGTGTAATTTGTGCCTGTACAATCCCCTGATTTAATGCATGAGTGTATAATTTATTGTTTCTATCATTAGCTGCCACGGTTTCATTTCTAAAACTTTCTACTGCAGCAGTTGTTTGTCTGGACATTTGAGAGTTCTCGACAGCCATCATTGGCATCCAAGCCACCGCACATTTATAATTGTTGACCTCTTGTCCAGTTTGTGGATTATAACCCTGTACTTGTGTATACCAGGCACACTTATGTCCAACACACTTCTTCTTAATTAAGGGGCAAAATTCACCATCTTTCATCGTGTTAAATACTGAATGATCTGAAAATATTTATCTGGTTATATTATAAATACAACTAACGGAAGGAAAATCATAGGTAATGTCATTACTTAGGGCCGACAAGATTGCCAATAGGTTTAATAATACTGGTCCTATTATTGTAGGTCCATCAACTGTTAGTGGACATTTTACAGTCACTGGTATTGCAACTGTCCTTGGTCTTGGTGTTACAAATAACGTTTTAGTTGGTAATGCTTTAACAGCGAATTACCTTACGGCTAATAACGGAGCAAGTCTTTTCAATTCAAACCTGACAGGTGTTACTACTGCAGGTATTGTTACTGGTGCGACATATTACGGTAATGGTGTTAATCTGACTGGTGTTGTCACATCAGTCACTGCTGGTGCTGGTGTTCAAATCAGTCCTGTCTCTGGACAAGGTAGAGTTACAATTTCTGCGACTGGTGTTGCGGTTGCTGGATATGCAACTAATGCTGGTCTTGCAACTGATGTCAAAGGTGGTGTAGCTGGTGCAGTTCTGTATCAGGCAGGTGCCAACGAT